TCGGGAACCCAACGATGGGTCCATTGCATGATCTTGGCGAAGTCCTTGATGGCCCCCCGTCGTAGGTGAGGCACGGATTCGGATACAACCGAAATCTCCGACTTGGGGAACCGAGCGGCGTGGTCAATCAGGACCGCAAGGATGCCGAATGTTTTGCTCGCACTTGTCCCGCCTTGTATCACCTTCTTCCGAGCGGTCATCGCCCGAATCTTGCGGATGGCGGTGGTGTACTTAAAGTCCATTAGCAGTCAGGACAGGATTCGAACCTGTTCGTCTAATCTTCTTGGACACCATAATGCTTCTGCTGGTGTTAGACATCGTCTCATCTCAGAGCAATTCATTAGCGTCTACCATTCCGCCACCTGACTGACACAAAGATACGGGCTTTTCATACACCCGCACCACTATTCGCCAAAAAGCGGCTGCTCGATGGTGATACTCGTTTCCTGCTTTTCTACAAGACCGTTTAACCGCTGGGTGATGGAGGGGTTGTAGATGCCCGCCATGCCTCCCTTGATTTGGTCGGCTCGGATGGCTTCCTTTATGCGCTGGCAGATTGCGGTAAATTCTTCGTATGCTCCCCCTTTGTTGTTGAAATAGTCCCTCCCCCCATCAGCAATACCCTTGTCCCAAAGGTGCAATTTGAACCCCTCCATGGTCAATGGGGCTTCTTTTTCCCGAAAGACCTCCACGGCTTTGGGGCCAATCCAATCTTTTACAAGGATGGGTTGCTTCTTTGTATTGACGCAATACTCGCTGAACTCATCCCATAGTTCTTGGGGGGTCGCAAATACCCGTGGCCGTCCTGCTCCCATCAATACTCTATTTTATCAATCAGTTCGTCAATCTTGTCCACGATTTTCATCTTGACCGCAAAGGCGTTGGGCGAGTTGGATTCCTCCACCGCCCCAATGCAGTCGCAGAGGGTCGTAATGACCATCATCAGCGAATCCATGCGGGCTTGGACTTGGGCCTCATCATTGGGGGCTTTGGTTGAGGGCATGGGTAACGGTGTGGTGGTTGGCTTCGGCGAACTGGTCCGCCTCTTGGTAAATGTAGGATAGGGCCGATTTTACGCAGTCAGCGCACCACCAATTCGTGTTGGGTCTGCCGTGGGCCACCAAGATGGTCTGCAAGTCGTGGACCGCTTCGGGGGAGAGCCGCATGAACAAGGCCGCTTGGTATTGTTCCCAATAGTGGCGGTGCTTTTGGGCCGTGAGGTATTCCGCTTGTGTCATAGAAGGGTCAGTTGCTTGGGTTGCTCCT